GGTCGAGCACCCGCAGGGTGGCTCAGCTTCGCTAGAGCAAGTTGGTGGTGACTACGGTCCCGCAAAACTAACGAGTTCTACGTAGGCTTCCAAGATCATCTTGGAGATCGTAGTCCATCGAAGTAACTTCGATGGGCGCCCATAGTTACTATGGGTTCGTCCGGGGTAACCTCGGACTCCAGGATAATCCTGGATCTAACCAAAAAACTTGTAGTTTATTGGAGTTGAAAGAGTACACAAATCGACGATTCGTGAACTCCTAATCCACACGACGTCTTTAGAAGGCGCCGGTGGTATCGAATCACCTACTTCCAGTAGGTAGTTCGACATGACGGTTAATCGTTCTTCGAGCGACAACCGCGTGGGCAGATGGCGTCGGATTATCCGATCCATCTGCGCGGGCCTCTGCACCAGTGGTGTAGAGTTAAAGCTGCGAGTAACTCGCGGCTCCGCTGGGATTTTACCCTCCCCCTGGTGTCCAGGGACTAAGGTAAATGCCCACGTTTCGATATAGGCTTGCCTAGCAAACCAATCGTTACGCGACTTCACGAACGAGTTGTACTCGCTCGGGAAGGCTTCCCTGACCTGATCGTAGGTAAGATCATCTTCCCTACAGATCTGGTCGAGGTTCTCCTCCCACACCATCATGGTGCGGTGGGCAACGTCTTCTTGTAGAAGACCGGAGAGCGAGGCCAGGACCTCCTTAAAGTAGGTCGGCCTCTCGAACTGTTGGATAGCTTCGCTAAGCGAGACATATCCGACGGAACGGGCGAGACGTTGCTTGTCCCGTTGGCGCAGAAGAGACCAACGTTGAACGTTGACTCCCTTCTCTTCGAGAAGGGCTCTAAGCGCGTCTTCGTTAGTGATGGTATCACCGACGAATTGGGTGAAGATAGCTTTCAGCTGGTCTTCAGCCCCAGTACGCATTGTCATGCCACGGAACGTGGTATTAGACGAGTACAGCCATAGAGCATGTTTAACATACTCGTTGGCATCGCCACGCACTACAAGTGCGATGGCCTCCTGAACTGCCGAAGGCAGCAAAGAGTACATATCGAGTAACTCGATATGGCCAAGGCCTCTTTTTAGAGGAAAGCCTAGGCCTCCCAAGTTTCTTGGGAAGTACGTCAAGGCAGAGCCCCAGTCGATCAGCCGGTTAAACCGGTATCGAAACCTTGCCAATGCAAAGTCGGCAAAACCTTGAAACCCCGTAGGGCCGGCCGTTGGATGGTTTAACCATTCCAACTTCCGTAAGAAGTCTCTACTCTTACCAAGAGCAGGGTTCTTTTCGTCTTGTACCAAGGTCACCTTGGAACAGCGGGAGAGGAGACGGACTTTAAGTGCGTCTACGTGGCACGTTCCCTCGTAAGGGACCTCCCATATAGGACGTTTCAGGCACAGCCTGTTTCGCCTAGTTCTCAAGAGCATTTCTTCTGTGAAGTAAGCTCCGAGGGCCGATATATAGCATTTGTCGATGTTCAACATCGCACCTAGTTTCACTAGGTGAATGCCTATTAACTCGAGATATTCTCGAGGGCCGGACGCCAGGTGATCATCACCCGCCGTCGAAAAGATCCTCCAAGGTAGCCTCGGAGGGTCGGCGCGTATGGACGCGATATCGCGTCCGTAGCGCTTTGAGGCCCATTCTGTGAATGCAGCCTCCTCTGCGACTAACATAGTTAGCGTTAGAGTGCCCTTGGTTCCGGGAAAGCCCATAGGGCTGGCCCGGACCGTGGTACGACCCATATACTCGTAAGTTATGGGGCCTTCGCACTTCTCTAAGAAGCACGGAGTCGCTAGCAATACAATTGCTAAATCGACGTACGGACCGGTTAAACCGGCCCCGTCGCAGAAAGACTTTAAAAGTCTTTTTGAAACGACATGCTCCAGATATTCTGAAGCCTGCGTAAGATCTGAAGTTAAAAACTCCAGAGCCTCGACGTCGTCTATGCCTTCGGCATAGGCCGCACGTTTGCACCACTCGTAGAGTTGTGCTGAGGCACCTAAACCCGCAGTTGCTGCGGGTATTAGGGCTAGATTGGACACGAGATCGTGCCCAAACGGCGATAAGAACTGGGTGACCCAGTCCTCCGAAACGGTAATAGTCCGAACTTTCAGTCCGGGCTCCCCAATTGGGACCACCCTCACAGAGTGTGGTTTACCCGTGCTACGTAAAGGATTATCCTTGTCGTAGTAAGGGCTACCTTGAAGGTAGCCAGCCTCAATGCCTTCTTCGATGGCAAATTGAAG